CGCTGTAATCTCTAAATTTAGTATTGACTTCTACGATTTCTTTACCGAAGATTTCAGATACAACTACATCTAAACCTTCTCCACCACGAGATAGATCAAAGTTCAGTTTCTCTCCAACAATATATCTGTCGCCAGGAGAAACTACATTAACAGAATCAATTTTACCCTCACCAAGATTGTCTACAATAGCAGTTTGAGTTCCCAACTCATAGGGCTCAATGACGTAATCATTATCTGCTAATGTTTCACCAAGAAGATATGGATAAGTATTTCTATTGTATTCACCAGTGCTAAAATCAAAGTTTGACTGGGTAATACGATTTCTTCCATACAGGTTTTCGATGACAGCTGCAGTTCTATATGTGTCACCAATAAAGTATGGATACTGAGGTTGCAAATCACCAGTTGTAACATCTACCTCAGAAGTTGCAAAGTATGCATAGACACCATTGGGATAGTCAGGTGTCTTGCAGAATCTACCATTGTGCTCGTCAAGGTTTCCAGATGCAGTGTATTGGAAATCTTCAATGAAGAATCCACCTTCAAATCCAGTAGGACGATTTTTTACAAGATCGGCAGAGAGAGCATATCCAGACGAAAGTCTGATAATGCCTGATGTTGTATCTTCTGGATCACTGAAGCCATATGATCCATAGATTGGATTTCCGTCATAAGACCATCCAATCAGAGGAGAGTGTACATCAGTCTCAGTATCGGCAAACGAATCTCTGAGAGTATCGTTGTATCCAAGAACAGAATACTGAAGACCTTCATTGATTTCATTACCAAACAGGAATTCACCGCCCTCAGACTCAAATCTCTTTGTCTTATTAACAGTCAGTTGTCTAACTGAAGTATTTGCAACTAATCCTTCTCCTGTATTTGTTACAAGAATAGAATCCTTTGATGGATCATATCCGATGCCACTATTTTGAATAATGACTTCAATGACACGACCATTCGCTACAACTGCTCTTAATTTAGCTCCAGTTCCAGTAGAACTAGAAACTGTCAGATCAGGTGCAGTGGTGTAGTTAGAACCACCAGACAAAATAGAAACATTGGTGATTCTTCCATTGTTCACAATCGGAGCAAGTTGTGCTCCAGTTCCTTGCTGTACAGTAACAAGAGGTCTCTTATGGAAATCAATAATCTTCGATCCATAATCAGTTCCCTCTTCATAAAGGAACAGTTGCTCAATAGATCCACGAACAGAGGGAGTTACCGTTACAAAACCAACGGTATTTGCAAAGGCAACATTTACAGAAACTGTTAGATCAGGATATTTAAACTCTTGATATCCAGCACCAGTAGAACTGAATGGAACTACAATATGTCTATCATAGTTTGTTTTGATTGTTCCAGCAACACCAGCATCAGCCAGTTGGAAAGTATCCTTAGTTGCGTTTACAACATAATACTGATTTGCATCAGTCAAACCACCAATGAAAGATCCACCTGTAGCAGCGTATGCAACTAGTTCGCCAGATTTGAAACCATGATCTTCACGAGTGACAGTATACTTAGAAGTTGAAATTCCTGTAGGAAGGACTCTCAGTTTTCTGGAGCTGAATCCTTCGCCACCATTAATAATCTGAACACCTGTAAGTGTTTTCTTAAGATCAAAAGTTCTGAACTTATGAATACCACTCAATCCTGCTGTAGTAAAACCAATAGTATTAATGCCAGTATTAAGATCATTAACACTTTGATAGAGATATACAGATTTGTTATTAATCTTTTGAATGAAGTAAGATCCACCACTGTTCAGTGTCAGACCTGTAATTTCATTACCACCATTAAATGTACCGATTCCAAGAGCAGCATTACCGTTACGATCGTAAACTACTTGCTGTCCTGTGATGAAGTTGTGATTATCAAGGAAAGTGATTGCCTCACCAGTTGTGCTGATACCACCACCAAATAGGGAATCAGATGCATTAAACAGAACTTCTCTATATCTGTCTTCAATGACAGGTTCTAACTGTGAGTTCTTACCATTAAGACCACTAACACTAATAGAGAATACATCAGTAATGTCAAAGTCTTGGGTATCAACACTTACATCTGTAATACTTCCAGTGACAACAGCATCAAGAAGAGCTGTCGTACCAGTAGATACGGAGGGTTGTCCAAGAGAAATGATGGGAGGATTGACTACATCAAAATTTGAACCACCATTCAGAACAGAAACATCACTAACAGGTCCATAATAAATGAATTCTTCGGATCTTGGGTTAACAATCTCTACACCATTGATCAACATTCCAGTTGGTCCTGGTGAGGTGACGGTCTTGTCACCAGACTGCAAATCTTGAACTAATGGGAACTTTTTCAGCAATCCTTGAGGTTGAACCTCTTTCCCAAATTGAGATGCAAGAGTAAAAGTATGAGAACCGAATCCAGGTTGTAAAGTCTTAAACTTGACTGGAGATTGTGCATCGATAAAGGATCTAGCAACATACAGTTTGATTTTCTTTGGATCAGACTGTACTTCTACAAAGAAACGCCCTTCTTCAACACCTTCTTCACCTTCAACCATTCCAATGGTTGTTACTGCCGTTCCAACTCTATAAATGACTTCATCACCAGTGACAAATGGAACAGCACTGTCAAAAGCCAGAACACTGTAAAATAAGTTACCATCGGGCTCTTGAATACCACCACTACTTGCGGAAGCATCATTTAGAGTGGTTTTTGTGATATCAGTGTCAATGGAGTAGTCTGGTAGAGAGTTACTCGCAACATATCCAAATTTATTGTCTACAGAGAGATATGTGTTCTGTACATTTGCAAAAATAATCTCTTCACCATCTTTGATGATGTTATTTGCGGAAGTTGCCTTTTTAACAACTCTACGAAGGTCATATTTTGTTCCTGGAACCAAACTGGAGATAATTGTTCCAGAAAGAGTGCAACTTGACGTTGATACGATCGAATTGTCAATTGTAACCTGTGCAGTTCCTAAAGAATCGTTAGTTTCACGAGGAACAATCTGTACAGTGTCACCTGTCTTCAATTGAGTTCTATCTACTGCCAATGCAAGCTCAAATGATGCTCCATTGAAACTAGATACTTGAATTCTGTTAGTTGGGTTGTACTCCCAAGAATTAAAGAATGTTTGTAAGTATGATTTTACTTCTGGATTGAGAATTTTGCTACCAATGTGTTTGACATTGATTTCTTCATCAATCTCAGCTTTGTCTAACTCTTGAGGAACGACAAATTCGGACAAAACACCTGTCAGACGGAATTTGACGGGTTTTTGCAGGTTTCCGTTTTCGTATCCATAAACAACCAAATTTTCACGGATAGATTCCGCTTCATCAATGCTCTCATCGATGCCTGTGACGCCCAAGAACTGGTTTACAGTCTTATCAGTGTAACTGACAGTGCTAACACCAACAATCGCCTCTCCAGCGGCAGGGAACCCCAATGTAGAGTCTACTGTAAGGACACCAGCAGTGGTTGAGTAAGTTCCTACAACCTTTGTAAAACCTGGTTGACGATATGATCCAGAGAATCCAGTTGGGGGATCATCATAACCATAAAACAGAGAAATTTTGTAGTATTTCTTGTTTTGAATTGTGAATGACTCAACTTCAGAGATAGGAGCACTCGCAGCTCCAACTCCAGTTGCTTCATTTGCATCCTGAAGTAAAGTTTGACCAACTAATAAGTCAGGATCGCCAGAAATGAGGTCTGCGACCAAAACCAGTCTATTTTGGTAATTTGCACTAGATGGTTTTGGAAGAAATTGCTCAAGATCAACAACTTTTGCACTTACATCATATAATGCTCTAAAGAGAATGCGGAAAGAGTCAGTTGTACCCTTTGCCTCATAAAATCCCCTCAGGGACTTGATAAAATTGTTAACATCGAGTTCGCTAGTAAAGTCCTCGTCCTCCAAACCAGGAGCAAACGATACTTTCAGCTTTCTAAAAAATTCTTTGAGGAATAAGGAACTCAAATTCTGAGCAACTACTCCAGTTTCATGAGAAATAGCAGAACTAGTCTTGAATACCAATGAATCGGCATCAACTTCAGATCTGTAAGACGTAATACCACTAAAACCGCGAATACAACCAGTAAACGTGTTAGTTGTCAGTCCAGTATAGGAGATAATCTCCGTACCGATGCCTACAAGACCATATTCACTAGGATATCCTTTAGTATTCTCAACATGAATGGTCGTATCATCCTCTGCAACAGCAGAAGTCACCTGAACACGTCCATTGAGTGCTTCAGGTGTCAGATTATCAAGTTTGATATATTGATCGATGTTTTCAGCAACATCGACAGGACCACCTTGGTACTGCTGTGATTGGTAATATTGTTTTAGGAAGTCAACAAACAGTGGAGACTCAGTAACAACATACGAAGGCAGCTGTCCTTCTACAAGTTGGCTAATTTTGACTCTCTTGTCAATGCTGGTCTCAATCATCTTACCTCGTTAACTTGCCGTCAACATAATTTGGTGTTACCTGGAATCCGACCCCGGAAATCTGGTCGCCAGAGGAAATTGTATCCTTCACCATATTTATTGAAGAATTACCAACATCAAAACTGAGGTAAATGTCCTTCAGGCCAATGATGTCGTTGGATAATGGCACTGCTTGAACCTCAATAACTCCATCAGGTTTCTCTGTCTCCGTGATGGTTACCGAGTTGATAAGAACTTCTCCTTTAGTGTAGTCAATTGTACCAGCATCCTTCTTGATAACCAATACTTCATCATTTACTTGACGTACAATCGAAATGACACCTGTTGCCATGTCATTATTTGGAACATCAGTGAAGTAAACTGTTTCAGCCTCACCAAGAATCTTAAATCCTGTACTCTTGATGTTTCTTCCACTTGGAGGTCCACTAATAATGACTCTGAATCCGTTACCGTAGCACAATTCATACTGAGCCGTGCGATTGAGTTGTGCTCTCAGATCTCTTCTGATAACAACTCTTGTAATGTTGGAGGTGATAGCATCAGAAACACCATCAATGACTCCCAATAACTTACTATACTTAAATCTACCACCAAATTGGTTAAGATCCAAAGATCCTGCATATTCAGTGATTGCATCGCTGACATTTTTCTCTAAAGTTTCAGCAGATGTAACTTTACTTGAGTTATAGTATACAAAAGTGGTAACTTCGACAAACAGAACCTTGAGGTCTACGATCTTTTGGTTGATTCCAGCCAAAGAATACTGTTTTAGTTTTGAGAGGATTGTCTGCTTGTTAAATTCGGATACAAACGAACCATTTTTGGGTTTGATACTGATAATTACGTTACCAAACTCAGGAGGATCAAGTTCTTCTCCACCAACAACAGAAACTGACTCTGTGTCTGGATAAATCGTCGAAATGATAGCTTCGTAGTCCCTCGCTGTAACCGCTCTATATTGACTTGAGTACAGTCTAGGAGCGTAATACTTAACAGACTCCAAAGACTCTACTTCAGCGCCTCCCTGGGCGTTTCTAGCGCTTACTACGCTAACTGTAGAGGTAGGAATGACAGGAGTATCTGTTGCAGAACGCAGATTTGCAGATAAGTCAAATTCAGAAGGTCCATTTCCGTCAGGACCATCTGTTACAATGTAAGAACATGTAATAATTGTGTCATTTTCAAGTTTTTTACCGAAAATTCCGTCACCAAACAGAACTTCGTACTTTTCATCCTGAACTTCTTGTAAAAGATAGATTTCAGAGGTAGAATCAATGTTAAGAATGTTGCTGACAGCTGTATATTCTCTACCAATACCAGAATCAGAAGGTCCTTTGATCCTTACCTTCAGAGTAGCGGTATCAATATGTGGATTATTGAGAATAAATCTCTGATCAAGAGATCCATCAACGACAAATTGCTTTGTTAAGTAAGTTCCTTGGAAAACTTCGATGTCTGTGAACTTAGCAATCCTTGCTCCGTTAGTATCACCTGCAGAATTGACTAGTGGAGCGGTAGTAGTAACGTCTGAAGGGATTGAAAACATGTAAGATGTGTTGTCATATGCTCCAACACACAACAAACCTGCTTTCAGAGTCAAAGATCCACTCTCTCCAGTGAACGGAACATCAAAACTTACCGTAGTTTTAGATGCTCTACGAGATCTTGGCAAATATCCGATGTTTCTTGCCAAAGAAACGACATTTTCACGCAAAGTTGCCGAATCCAAGAAGGATTCATTGGCCACCATGTTCGTATTGAACGCGGAAATATAGGTATTATAGGCAAGAGTGTCAATTAAGACCGAAAAGTTCGATCCTTCAAAGTCAAAATCCGTGAAATTTGAGTTCGCACGGAGATAATCCTTGATGGATGTTTTAATCTGGTCAAAATCTAGGTTGGCGAACTTAGTGAGTGGCATTTTTTATCGAGTCGCTTCTAAAATGAAGGTAAATTCTTGTGCTGTTACTGCTTGACCGACAATATCAAATTGAATAGTCACTTCAAATTCATTTTGATCGGGTCTAGGCTCGACAAATACCTTAACATTATCGACTCTAGGCTCAAATCCGTAGACGGTTTCGTATATTTGTGTCTCAATAGTGGTTGCTGTACCAAAATCAACAAAGTCAAACAGCAATCCTCTGACATCTGAACCCAAATCGGGGTTAAAGAACCTCTCAGTTGGGATTGTTTCAACTAAATTTCTCACAGCACGACGAATCGCGTTCTCATTTTTGAGAACTTGAAGATCTTTTGTGACAGGATGAGGCTTCATAGACAAACTAATGTCTTTGAACGCCTTACTTACCCTTTTCGTCGCCATAAAGAAGACAAGAATCTGACCTATTTATAGGGGTTTGCCGTAAGTAGGTTCAGTTCCGTACTCCCAGTCATCATAATCTTCATCATTTCTGATCTCTTCGTGCAGTTTTGTCTGCCTTTTCATGTCATTAATGTGGTCTCCAACGACTTCTCTCAACATTTTTTCATGTTGACGAGCTCCTAGGTTATCCAAGAAGTCATTTTCGGGTAGATTTAGCATAGCAGTTGCTCTACAGAGTTCTTTTAGAACTTTTATAGGGGTTGCTATCCCTAATTTTTATTTAGTTTCTCTTCTTTAGTCTTCTTGAAGTAGAGTTTATAGTACCTTCCCTTAATTTCTTCAAGAGTTTCCATGTCTTCTTTGAACCCCAAATACTTTAGCATTTGATAAGCACTTTCCAACTCACTGATTACTCTAAGAACATTGGTAGAATGAGCTTCCATACCACCAAAGACATACTTCCTAGAGTCATCTTCAATAAACTGAATGTGCTCTTCTGGGAAATTCACAATTAGTTGTCGCTTGTCTTCAGTCATTTTACCCAGAAACCACACCTATTATAGTCATTATCTTCAACATATCGATATCCTTCCATCAGTTGATGCATTTTATCACCTTTCCATACTGGTATCGCTTCAGTATTATCATATCTAAAGTCAGGATTACGTCTGAAATGCACTTCAATCAACTTATCACCAATAAACTCACAGTTGATCCAGCCATATCGGTACAATCCGATAGTAGTTAATAACTTTGGATAAGGTATTACATGATCTACCTTTTCCCACTTCTTCCATTTATATAAGTCTTCAGACTCTCTTGTACCCTTCACACACAGTCTCTGTTCCTTGATATGGAAGTCTACAGAGTGGTCCATTGCATACTCTGGATAACACCCTGTTCTATCTTCGTGGTATTCGTAGTCTACACTATAATGATTCCCCTCAAACACCTCACACCAGAACTCAGCAGGGTGTAGGTGTTCAGTCTTATCTTCTATCCATTCTATACGTGCATGACGACTCATACCCATCAGGTTCATGCATGGACGGACAATATAAAAGTCAGGTTTAGGAACTTTGTGGCCTGCTGGTCCACAAGTATAACCCAAACGCTGACTTAGAAAGAGTTTATTGTATATCCACAGATGTTGAGGAAGTATGCGATTCCACTCTTCCTCAACTGTCAACAGATAACTCATTTATCAGTGTCTTCTAATCTCACTCGGTATATAGTGGTCTTTGCTTGCTTCTTTGCGAAGTTAAGATCAATACGCTTCTTCAACCAATAGAGGAAGGTAAGCATTACAAGGAATTGAACACCTTCACCCCAACTCATGTTCCAGGCCTCATTAAGATCTAACGAAGCCTGTGCAAAATAGTGCATCATTACTTACCTTGTCCTCTATAAGGTTTACGCGCCTTGTTACGACTCGTCGCAGAATAACGAGTATTCTTTGAGTTACCTTGTTTCGTAGACTTGGGTTTACCAGGTAGGAATTGAATCCCGCTGACGCCAACTTTAGAACGAACTGCCATCAATCCTCATAAGTAAATGTTTCGTGTCGGAAAGAAGAGGGAGCATACTTTGCCTCTTGAGTCATGTAATACTCTTGAGCGAAGAACTCCATCTTGTCCATAAATTGATCCTTGGTCAGACCCTCACCTACGAGGGTTTCCGCGCCCGAGCCCGGGTCGCGCTGCCAGACATTATAATATTCCTCTTCAGGACGTTTG